GCCAAGTAAACAAAAGGTACTATGACAGCCTTACCATTGCGGGTAACTCCCCAGCTCGATAAAAAACCAGCGACAGAAAATTTTTTAAAAGGATTTCTTTACCAAATGACAGTTGAAGCAAATACAGTCGTTCCTGCCAAAACTATAGCCAAAGCGCTCGATTTAACTGAGCGCCGAATAAATCAGCTAGTAGCAGACGGCACATTGCAAAAAAGCGAGCGTGGCCGCTATGAATTAATCCCGACCATCCAGGCGTATGTTAAATTTTTACGCGAAAAAGCAGTCAACAGCGACGTCGGTGCGGACGACTATGCGGTGCAGCGAACTAGGCTGACAAAAGCCAAAGCTGACATGGCCGAAATGGAAAAAGACCAAATGGCAAATGTGCTAATTCCGGCAAATGATGTCGCAGACGCTTGGGAAGCTATGGTTTCTAATATGCGTGCAAAAATGCTATCAATACCGACAAAGGTGGCAGCGTCGGTTTTTGCAGCAAATGACGTCGCTGACGCCAAAAACATCTTGAAGGAGCAAATTAATGAAGGGCTTTCAGAACTTGCAGCAATTGAAGTCAAAACCGCTAATCCTGTCCGGTCAAGCGTTGACGATGGTGGCTCAGCAAACAATGAAGTTATTAGCACCACCGCCAAATCTAAAGGTTAGTGATTGGGCTGACGCCGAAAGACGTCTTTCACCGGAAGCAAGCGCCGAAGCTGGCCAATGGTCAACAGAACGAGCCGAGTACCAACGCGGCATCATGGATGCGTTGTCAGACGAAAAGACTGATACAGTTGTCGTTATGTCGTCGGCACAGGTTGGCAAGACCGAAATCCTGTTGAATTTAATTGGTTATCATATTGATTTAGACCCGGCNCCCATTTTGTGCGTGCAGCCGACACTTGATATGGCTGCAACCTTTAGCAAAGACAGAATTGCGCCAATGTTGCGCGATACGCCAAATTTAAAAAACAAAGTTAAAGATGCCCGCAGCCGAGACGCTAACAACACAACATACCACAAGGCATTTGACGGTGGTCATTTGACGCTAGTTGGTTCAAATAGTTCTGCTGGGCTTGCAAGCCGGCCAATTCGTTTAGTTCTGTTTGATGAGGTTGACCGCTATCAAGTCACTTCCGAGGGCGACCCAATTGATTTGGCAAAAAAACGCGCGTCAACATTTTGGAACCGCAAGTTTGTAATGGTCAGCACTCCAACAATTACAGGTTCAAGCAGAATTGAAGCATTGTTTGAAACTACAGACAAAAGAGAGTATCATGTGCCATGTCCTGATTGTTCGCATGGTCAAATTATGCGGTGGTCAAATGTGCATTGGGAGCCAGATAAACCTGAAACAGCTCACTATGCGTGCGAAGAATGCGGGACATTATGGGATGATGCGGCTCGTTATCGAGCAATACGCAGGGGAGAATGGTTAGCCACCGAACCATTCGCCGGGAAGGCGGGGTTCCGGCTATCAGGTTTATGTTCACCATGGACACCGCTAGAAAGCGCAGTTCGTGATTTTTTGGAAGCAAAGAAGCTGCCGGAGACGCTGCGCGTTTGGGTTAATACTTATTTAGGGGAAACTTTTATTGAGCAAGGTGAAAAAATTAGCGAAGACGACATTGCTGGCAGAAAAGAAGATTGGGGCGATAAAACGCCAGATGGCGTTGTAATGATTACCATGGGCGTCGATTTGCAAGATGATAGGATTGCTATTGAAACGCTCGGGATAGGACGCGACCAAGAAACGTGGTCATTAAAATATCAAGAAATCTATGGCGACCCATCCGGGCCGCAACTTTGGGCTGACCTGGAAGAAGCTATGGCTGCAACATATGAGCGCGAAGATGGTTTGGAATTGTCAATTCAATCTGTTTGCATTGATAGTGGTGGCCATCACACTCAAGCAGTTTACAATTTTTGCAAGCCGAGGTTTGGTCGCAGGGTTTTTGCCATCAAAGGTGTCGGAGGCGAGGGCAGACCGATGGTTGGTCGGCCAAGCACCAACAATATTGCAAAATGCAAGTTATTCCCGGTCGGCGTTGATACTGCTAAAGAAATAGTTTATTCTCGTTTGCGAATTCAGGAAGAGGGGCCGGGTTATTGTCACTTCCCATTTGACCGCGACGACGAATATTTTATGATGTTGACAGCTGAGCAAATTGTCACTCGGTATCATAAAGGTTTTAAAAAACGCGAATGGCGCAAAACTAGGGCAAGGAACGAGGCGCTTGATTGCAGGGTTTACGCTTTGGCAGCATCCGCAATTTTAAACACAAACATAAACGTGATGGCTTCCCGACAAACTGAACATTTAAAAGCTAAGCCAGAACCAAAAGAAGAATTTAAGAAAGAGCATAAAGTTTTGCATCGAAGGCCAAAAAACAAGGGCTTTGCTAATTCGTGGAGATAGTATATTATGGCAAGTAAGTTCAACACAACGGCGAAGGTCGTTAAGATGAAAATACGTCGGCCCGGTCGGCATTCGAAGCGTATCAAAGCGCGTGACAAGAAACAGACTTTCTTTACCCAAGGAGCTAGTCGTGGCAAATAAATTTGAAGTTGCAAATGCTCCGGAGGGCGTTCCAAGCAAATTAGTAGTCGGTGATTATGTTCAATTTAAACTTAGCAATCTTGTAGACGATTACCCAGTTGCAACTCATTCAGCTGAATTGGTTGCCAGGATAACAGCTGGCGGCGCTAGCGAAATTAAAATAACCGCCACCGAAAACGCAAGTTATTATCTTTTTACAGTTCCAAGCTCAACATCGGCAAGCTACGTTGCCGGCGCTTATTATTGGCAACTTGAAATTACTGAAACAGCATCTGGCAACCGGATTGTTGTGAATGACGGCACTTTTTCAATTGTTGAAGATTTAGATGTAAACAATGCAGATATTCGCAGCAATGCAAAAATAATGCTCGACAAAATTGACAGCATTTTATCTGGAAAAGCTGATAGCGATGTTAGCAGCTACAGCATCAATAATAGAAGTTTAAGCAAATTCAGCTTTCAAGAATTAATTGAGGCTCGTAATTTTTACAGTCGCGAAGTTAGTCGAGAAAAAAATAGAGACAATGTCGAAAAAGGTCTCACAACGAGCACAACAATTCTGGCGAGGTTTTAATGNCAATTCTTGATTATTTTAAAGCAAAACCAGCAAAAAAAACTGGCAAGCGGTCTTTTTATGGCGCAAACACCGGGCGTTTATTTGCTGACTTTATAACATCATCGCTTTCCCCAGATAGTGAATTGCGTCCATCTTTGCGAATACTGCGTGACCGCTGCCGCGAAAGCGCAAGAAACCATCCATACACTAAACGCTATTTGCAAATCATAACAACGAACGTTGTTGGCTCTACTGGCGTTCGGTTACAAGTTCGCAAGCGCAACCCTGATGGGTCGCTTGATACAGTTGGCAACCGGTTAATTGAAGACGCTTGGTTGAAATGGGGACGAAAAGGAATTTGCACAGTTGATGGCAAATTAACTTGGCATCAAGCGCAGCGTTTGTTTATGGAAACATTGACGCGAGATGGCGAAGTTTTGGTTCGCAAGATAAGAAACCCAAGGGGCAACCCATTTGGTTTTTCTTTGCAGTTTCTTGAGGCTGATTATCTCGACGAAGAATATGACAACATCAGCAAAGACGGAAACGAAATCAGGATGGGTGTTGAAATAGACAAAGCTGGCAAGCCAATTGCTTATTATCTATTTAAAAGCCATCCGCATAACACTCAAGGTTATGGTCAAAGAAACACTCGCGAACATATTCGCGTGCCAGCTGAGGAAGTTATTCACGCATATATTCAAGACCGTCCCGGGCAAACTCGCGGCGTTCCAATGATGTCAAACGTGTTGGCCAGGTTAAAAATGCTCGATGGGTACGAAGAAGCTGAATTGGTTGCCAGCCGCATTGGCGCAAGCAAGATGGGTTTCTTTACAAGCCCGACCGGAGACGAGTACGTTGGCGACGATTACCAGCAAAACAGCCCAATTATGGAAGCAGAACCGGGAACATTTACGCAGCTGCCGGATGGTATGAGTTTTCAGACTTTTGACCCGCAGCATCCAACTACGGCTTTTGGTGACTTTGAAAAAGCTATTTTGCGTGGAATATCTTCTGGCTTGGGCATTTCTTATGTCAGTTTGTCAAACAATTTGGAAGGCGTCAGCTATTCTTCAATTAGACAAGGCACGCTCGAAGACCGTGACCATTTTAAAATGTTACAGCAATTTATGATTGAATATTTTATTGATGAAGTTTATCGCGCATGGCTCGAACAGGCGATGACTTATGGCGCAGTCAACTTGCCAATTACAAAATATGATATTTTTGCCGACCAAGTCACATATCGCGCACGCGGCTTTAGTTGGGTTGACCCGCAAAAAGAAATAAATGCAAATATCGCAGCTGTCAGCAATGGCATTGTTTCATTGCAAGATATACACTCGCAATATGGTAAAGATACTGAGGAAGTATTTGAAGCGATTAGCCGCGAAAAAGAATTGGCTGCTCGTTATAATATTGAAACCGCTTTTGAGCCATTTGGCAACAAAGCCCCAGTTCCAGCAATGGTAAGCGAGGAAACAGATGACCCAAGTTGATTTCCAGGAAAAAACAGTTGATACTATTGAACAAGTAATTGAGGAAACGGTAATGACTGAAGAAATTGAAACAAAAATTGAAGAAGTTATTGAAGCGGCTGAAGAAGCTGCCGACGAAATTATTGAACCAGTTGACCGATTTGACCGGTCAACTTTAAACTATCGAGCCGCAGTTGTTGAAGGTTCTGATGATAATAGCCGTAGAGTTCGGATGAGCTTGTCAAGTGAAACGCCGGTTGAGCGTTCATTTGGCATGGAAGTTTTAGAGCATAGCGAAAAAGCAATGGATTTGTCACGGATGGCTAGTGGAAGCACACCGCTTTTGCTCGACCATGACATGACCAAACAGATTGGTGTTGTTGAAACAGCTTATCTTGATAAAGCAGACCGCAAGTTGCGAGCTGTTGTGCGTTTTGGAAAAAGCGCACTTGCTAGAGAAGTTTATGACGACGTCAAGGATGGTATTCGAAGCAATGTCAGCATCGGTTATATTGTCCGCAACATGGACGCAAAGAATGACGGAAACGGGACGGTTTTGGTTAATTCGTGGCAGCCATATGAGGCCAGCATTGTATCGGTTCCGGCTGACGCCGGCGTTGGCGTGAACCGCAGTGCTAATTTTGTTGAAACTACTAACGTCAAAAAGGATATTGAAATGACTGAAGTAACTAAAGACGAAATCCGCGTAGAAGCCGCAGAAGCCGCAAAACGTGAATTTCAAAAAAACGCTCAAGAGATTACAGCTCTTGCAGTAAAACACAACAAACGCGACTTAGCTGACCAAGCGATTGCTTCCGGCATGAACATTGACCAGTTCCGCAGCGTTCTTTTGGATGCCTTGCCAGTTGGTGTTGCTCTTGAGCAAAACGCTGGCGCAGTTGACATGAGTAAAAAAGAAGTTCGCAACTATAGCTTTATGAAAGCTGTTCGCGGTTTGGTGAATGGTTCTGGCTTAAACGGTTTAGAACTTGAAGTTTCCGACGAGATTGCTAGACGTTCTGGCAAAGAAGCACGCGGGTTTTATGCTCCAGATACTTTTTGGGGTGGACGTCGTGACCTAATCGCCGGCACAGGCGCCGACGGCGGTTTTCTTGTTGGTACAGACCACCGTGGCGACCAGTTCATTGAAGCACTTCGCGCACGTTTAGTGTTCTCTGACCTTGGTACTCGTTTCTTGTCTGGCCTTAAAGGTGACGTTGCTATTCCAAAAATGACAGCCGCAGCAACAGCTGCTTTTGTCGCGGAAAACAACGCAGTTGCCGAACAGAACCAGACTTTTGGTCAATTGACACTTTCCCCGAAATCGCTTGGCGCGTTTACAGATATGTCTCGATTGCTAATGATACAGTCAGACCCATCTGTTGAGGCTATCATTCGTGATGACCTATTGAATGCCATTGCTCAGAAAATCGAGCAAGTTGCAATCAAAGGCGGCGCAACTAATGAGCCAACGGGTATTCTTGAAACAACCGGCATTGGCTCAGTTGCAATCGGAACCAACGGTGGCGCAGCCACATGGGCGTCTGTTGTTGACTTGGTCAAAGAAGTTGAAGCTGACAATGCTGCTCTAAACGCTGGCTCAATGGCATATCTAACAAACAGCAAAGTGAAATCTCACTTGGCTCAGACTGCCAAAGTCAGCTCAACAGACAGCGTCCAAATCTTGAATGACCCGTGGTCGAGCCTATACGGTTACAACATGGCCGTGACCAACAACGTTCCATCAAATCTAACTAAAGGTTCTGGAAGTGACTTGTCGGCTTTGATTATGGGCGATTTCAGCCAGTTAATCATTGGTATGTTCTCGAGTGCAGATGTTCTTGTTGACCCATACACAAACAGCGCAACAGGCGCGGTTCGTGTCCGGGTAATGCAAGAAATGGACTTGGGCATTAGAAACGCTCAGTCGTTTGCTGCCATTACTGACATCGATGCCTAATTTTGGTGAGGGGTGGGATATTCCTGCCCCTCATTTATTTTAATTAAGGAGAAAACAATGGCCGAACAAAACGTAAAAGTTGAAGTAATTTCAGGCGTTGGAATTAAGGGCGTTGCCTATCAAAAAGGCGATGTGGTCGAGGTTTCTCAGAGAGACGCTTTGCAACTTATCGCAATGCGTAAAGTTAAAGGTTACGAAGCTCCAAAAGTTGACCGTTCAGTTGGTTTAAATACCGAAGACGCGCCATCATTGGTCAAGCGAACAACCAGCAAGTTTAAAAAATAATGACAGTAGAAACAGCAGCAGACCGGGCAATTTTTTTTAGTTCTAATGATTTTGCTGAACCGGCAACTTATACGCCAGTGGGCGGGTCATCTAGTATCATCAATGGGATTTTTGACGATGAGTTTTTCGAAGCTGATGCAGGTGGCATGGTTACAGTTGCAGTGCAGCAACCGCAATTTCTTTGCAAAACTTCAGATGTTCCGAGCGCTGCTAACGGAGACGGATTATCTTATAATTCTGTTTCTTATATTATCCGCATTGCCAAGCGTGATGGCACTGGCACAACTACTTTAGTCTTGGAAGAAAGCTAGAATGGCACACGTTCGCAAATTAATTCGAGACAATATTAAAACCGTATTAACCGGCTTAACAACGACCGGCTCAAACGTATTTCAGACCCGGTTATTTCCAATTGAAGAAGGTAATATGCCGGCGTTGTGCATATATACCAAGACAGAAGTTACAGATTACTCAAGCATGACGCCACCGCGCACACAATATCGCACACTTGAAATTGCAGTTGAGGCTTATGTAAAAGGTACATCATTGCTTGATAATTCAATAGACACCATTGCGGTTGAAGTTGAAGAAGCGTTGGCGACAGACTTAACGCGAGGCGGAAACGCTAAAGATACATTAATCACCGGCGTTGAAATTGATTACAGCCCAGACGGCGAACAGTCTGTTGGAATTGCTAGGTTCACAGTTCAAGTCGTTTATGTTACGCTTGAAAATGACATTGAAACCCCAAAATAAAGGTAGTGCAATGAAGAGAGTTACGTTATATAATCCGCAAGGCGATATTATTAACTGCTATGCAGATAGCGCCGTGAGATTAAAGAGTTTGGGTTGGTCGGAAGATGCGCCCAAAAGTCAATCAAAGACTAAAAAATCAGAAACTAAACCGGCCCAAACTTTAACCAAAGAGGACTAAAATCATGGCTACACACACAGGAAGTTCTGGCATCGTAAAGGTCGGAACCGCAGCTATCGCAGAAATTCGCAGCTATAGCATTGAAGAAGCTGCTGAAGTAATTGAAAGCACAAGCATGGGCGACACATTTCGAACGTATGACCCAGGCTTAAGAACTTTTTCCGGCAGCATGGAATGTTTTTGGGATGAGACTGATGCAAACGGTCAGGTTGCTTTGGCAATTGGTTCATCCGCAACAATCAGCGTTTATCCTGAATCCGACCAAGCTGGCGATACTTATTATACCGGGTCAATCATTGTGACCGGCATAACCGTTGGCGCAAGTTATGACGGTCAGGTTGAGCGTTCAATTACTTTCCAAGGTACTGGCGCATTAACAATCACGACAGTTTAAATCTATAACGACGAGGGGTGGCACTATGTCGAAACTAGGACAACAAATCAAAGCGAACCAACCTGAACTCATGTTGAAGGCAGAAGTGCCCGAATGGGGTCAGGATGGGGTTGCTTTGGTATTATACTCAACACCGCTGCTTTGCGGTGAATTTAACCGCATACAAAGAAAGCATCCAGATTTTTTAAACAACATGACGATTGAGGCTCTTGTTGATTTAATTATTTTGAAAGCTTGTGATGCAGCTGGCGAAAAATGCTTTGACATTGAAGACAAGCAAATTTTAATGCGACAGCCGGTCTCAATTGTTACAAGTGTATCAAATCAATTGATGGGCGAAATTGCTTCGGTTGAGGATGCTGAAAAAAACTAATTGGCGGCGAGCGTTTCATAATGTTTGGAATTGCAGACCGCTTAAATAAAACAGTCGCCGAAATTGAGCAAATGCCCTACAATGAACTAATTGAATGGGTTGCTTACTTGGAGATTATTAATGGCCGTGAACGAAAAACTTAATTTTATCATTCAGGCTTTTGATAAAACAAAAGGCATTTTTAATGCTTTAACCAGACGGCTAAACACCGTCCGAAAAACTATGTTAAACGTAAAAACCGGCATTATTGGCTTGGCTGGGGTTGGTGGTTTTGGTCTTTTACTTAAATCGACCGTTGAGACAAACGCAAAATTTCAATCATTGGAAGCGACGTTAAAAACTTTCCTGGGTACAACCGCCAAGGCGTCCCAAGCGTTTAAAGTATTGCAAGAGTTTGCAGCACAAACGCCATTTAGTGTTGATGAAGTTGTGACCAGCTTTAACAAAATGATTGCTTTAGGTCTAAACCCTACAGTCTCAGCGCTTGAAGATTTTGGCAACATTGCAAGCGGAACCGGCAAATCTTTAGAGCAGTTTATTGAAGCGGCAGCCGATGCGGCTGTTGGCGAATTTGAACGGCTGAAAGAATTTGGCATAAAAGCCCGGTCTGAAGGTGACAAGGTAACATTCACGTTCAATGGCGTAGAAACATCAATCAGAAAAGATGCCGCAAGCATTCAGACTTATTTGCAAAATCTTGGTAAAACAAAATTTGCCGGTGCAACCGCAGAACAAGCAAACACATTGCGAGGCGCATTTTCTAATCTTGGCGACGCGGTTGATGGCTTTCAAGTTCAAATTGGCAAGGGCGGTTTAAATCAAGCGGTCAGCGATTTATCAAAAGGTTTTTCAGATTTATTAAGAAGCGCTCCAGAGCTTGCCACATCTATCGGCGCAGTATTGGGTGAAGCAATATCATCTTTGACCGCAAAAATGAAAACAGGCGAAGGTGGCATAAAACAATTTGCCTTTCAATTGTCAGCCTCGATGGCCGAAAGCATTATGTCTGTTTTAATGTCATTGCAAAAAGCTAGTGATGGTATCACAGGGTTTTTAAATGTATTTGGCGCCGGTTTGCAATCCATTGATTTGGGTGAATTAATTTTTGACATGGCTGAGTTGGCTGAAAGTTCACGGAGCATGGCTATTGCAGCCGGCCTGGAAACTGGCGGTGCAGCCGCAAGTATTGCGCAGCTAGATGAGCAAATGAAGAACATTATTGGCAACACCGGCGCAACTAATACAGCTTTGACAGAAGGTCAAAAAGCATTAAAAAATTACGCAGCCAGCGCACAAGACGTTGAGGGCAATTTGCAAAGCGCGGCGCTTAACGGCGTCAAAGGTCTTGAAGATGGTTTGACTGATGTGATTATGGGCGCCAAAAGCGCTAAAGAAGCATTTAAGTCAATGGCTGCGTCTATTGTTCGCGATTTAATCAAAATAGCTATACAAA